TCATCGTCTTCGCTGAAGGCTTCTAACATGAGCGCGTCCAGCACTTCACTGGGTAGCATCTCCTCATCGTCATTATCGGTCTCAGACAGCATAGCGGCCAACATAAACGCGACTTGCATTGCAGCTAGGCGCATCTGACTGGTGGCAGTGATTGCCATGCGCTCGTCAATAGGGTCAACTTCTACCTTATCGGCGGCTTGTTTGGCGGTTAGCGCATCAAGTTGCACCTGATCGCGATCATAGTTACGGTCAACGCGGCGCTGGATCATACGGTTGTTCAACATAATACATCCTTTTTAATGGGGTCAATCAAACGGGTTAATAAAATCAGTGTGAGCTAGGTGCTACCAATACCTGATAGCGCCTAGCGTGGGCTTATTTGGTAATAGTGGTCTCAAGGAATACTTGACGGGCACAACCTTGCGGACGGCGGCTAAACTTCACGTCAGCCTTGGTAAACGGGTCATCATCACGGCGGCTAATTTTCAGTGCGTAGAACAGCCCGCCAAGCTCGCTTGAGCGAGTCAGCAACCCATTAACGCCGCATTTATCAAGAAAGCGCACGCACTCATCTTGAGCATCTTTAATAAAGCTGCTCATGTCTTTTAGCAGATGCTTTTTAACGATTGAGACCACCACATTCTCAGTGTAAGTTGTGATCTCTGAGGCGTTGATTAAGCGTAAGGCACTGGTTTCGCTGTCATACTGAGTCAAAACATCGCCATAAACCCAGCGGTCACCGCCGGCATAAACCTCGTTAATCACCACGTTCACGCCAGCGCTGGCAAGGGCGTTTTGGGCTTCCTCATCCAGCGTTAGGCCGCCAAATTTCTCCATATCACGAAAGGACACAGGGAAGTCGTAACCGGCAACCGGCTTATGGATAGGCGGGATACCCGCTGCATTGGTATTAGCGTTACGGATTAACAGTTGCGCTAAGTAATCCCCAATGCAAGGCCGCCATTTTTTACGTGCTAATACGGTGGTCGCATTACTAGGGCGGGATTTGTTGGGATTCCAAAACACCCAAAAACGGTGATCGTTAATGCTGATCGATTCGGTTAGGGCAACCGCCGCCTCCCAGTTATCAAGGTTGCCAATATCAAGCAGCACATGGCAATTTAACTTGCCCATCACCTCAACCAACGCCTCAATATGCGGCAAGCTGTCAATCTCACAAGAGACGATATAACGCGGTCGATTGCGCATGTCTAATAATGAGTTTTTAAGCGCTGTTGGGGTCAAGTCTGTCACCATCGAGGCCGGCACGCTAAGCGCTTTTTCGTTAATACGGTAAGCACCCAGCTGGTTTAATACGCCGTTGGCCTCAAGTGCCGATTTAATGGCCTCAGCATCGGTTGTCGCATATTGGGTCGTGATGACCTCGAAAAAGTCGTGCTGGCTATCAAGTGCGCCATAAAAATCAAGCTTACCGGTGATATAACTGAAGTCGGCTGAGTGGTCCCCTTCTAACGCCTCAATACCGCCGCCGGTATATAAACGACCCTGTAATTGCGTTAACACGCTACCGTCAATTTTATCGGCAAAGGCGATTTTGAAGATCAGATTGTCTAGCGGGTCACTTGCCGGCGCGGTAGTGTTTTTGTTGATAACCACTACTTTAGCGACAACATTGCTGTCAAAGGCATATTCAGTCACCAGCTCTATGCTGGCAAGCGCGGTGGGGTTTTTAGATTCTGTTAGCGTCATGGATGACGCAAGGATACTTAGGTGTAGCGTCTGTGCGGTCATAATAAAATGCCTATACTGGTTTGGTATTCAAACAGTATAGGCAAGGTTAGGTTTAAGGCTTTGGGGGTGTTCCATTGGCTATAGTAGTACCGGCTCGACACTGCCAACAGGATCAAAGCTATTTCCCCATTCCCACCCGCCGTACTTCAATCTGACTAACCCCACGCTTAAAAGTATCTTCAACAGCAAGGTAGCTTGGGTTAGACGGATCATGGCCTAACAACGCCTTGTAATTACTAGCAGTAACCACAAAGGTTTTATCCATACGTCCACGCTTGAAGCGTCCTACCAGCACGCCATTGGCTAGTGCTGGCAAGCTGGTGGTTTCTGACTTGTCGATAACATCTTGCCGTTGAATACCGGCGGCTGATCCTAGTGTTTTTGATTCAATCATAATCTTTATCCTATGAGTATTTAATGAAGTAATGCGGCCACAGCCTATCCATGACCACCGGTTACCTGCCAGCGTTATTTATTGATGTGTAGGATGTTGCCGCGAGTGATGTTGTACTGCTCAATATTGCGGACAATCTGCTCTTTAGTCACGCTAGGGGTGACATATATCTGAGTGGTTTTGCGTGCATAGAGTAGCGTTTTTGTGGCTGGCTCTAAAACATCAAACGCCCCAGTATGCTTAACCGTTACGCTATTTAATCCGGCTTCCTTATCAACCACTTCAACCGGCGGCGGCGTGTCTGATTGCTCAGGCTCAAGCTGTTCATTATCACTTGCCGGCGCATCAGTAGTACCAGTAGCAGCGCCATCCGTAATCGTTTCATTGGTTGCATCATGATCGTCAGCCTTGTTGGTTTCGGTTGGCGTTTCGGTTGCGTCAGGCTCACTTGCCGGCGCATCTACTACTGGATCAACCTCAAAGCTTACGCCTTGATGATCCAGCCAGCGCCAAATCAAATCAGGCTTATCATCAGCACTTAAAAACGGCACTTTAGCATCCCGTAATTTACGTTCTAGCTGCTTAATCGTGTACTTGTCAGCCACCACTTCAAATTCAGGAATGGTTTGTTCTAACTCGTTAATATTGTCCGGTAACTCTTTTGGGTCGGTCATGATCAATCCTTTTGGTGTCTGTTTAGAATGAAAGGTTTAAAAAAAGCCTTGCTGCCACTTAGGACAACAAGACTTTAGTGGCTAAACCTAGTATCTGTTAACTACTGACGGTCTATTACAACGCTGGCAAGTTAATCATCTCAATAAGCATGAACTGGTTGCGGAAACGTGGAATAGGATTGACCTCAGCGGCCATACGGCTATAGATAGCCACGTCTTTATTAAACGCATCGGCGTTAGACGTGAGTACCATAGGTGGCACAGCGGTCATGCCAACGAACGGGGCTTGTGCTGGCTGCGTGGTACGCGGGGCAAGCAAGGCGTGCGCGGTCGTGGTTAAGTCGTCTTCGTTAAACACACCCATAGACTGTGGGATGTAGTAAACGTTTGCACCAGTAGTCTTGAGACGGCCGATACGGTAAACGCTGTACTGATCGCCATACGCTTCACCGCTTGACTCGTAATTCTCAGCGCTCATGCCGCCAAAGAATGCCGCGCCGCGATCTGAGACGTATAAATCATAACCGGCAATCGCCATGTTAATAGCGCGAGATAAGCGCGTGCGTGCTGTGCCTAGCGTCATGTTAATTTTAGACAGTGCGCCCTCAATGCTGGTTGGGGTCACGCCGTTAGTGTTGAAGTCAAACGTAATCAAGCGGCCGGTGTTTGGCGTTTGGTTTGACAGGCACATATTGACAGCGGTACGCAACAAGCGGCCGGTCTGCTCAAAGTAGTACCGTTGCATGGCAATCGTTTGCGCGGCGGCATACCAGTTAACGCCCAGCTCATTTGCAAGCTGAGTAATAGCATCAATGCTAGCTGTTGATTTTGAACGACTTGGGTGCGCGTAAATCGAGCGATGTAAGAACTTCATGTCGGTTGACGGTTCGCGCAAGATTTTATTGCCGCTATTGTCTACACGGTCATAATCAAAAATCAGCTCAACGGTCACGTCACCGGCTTCAGGCTCAGCACCATCAGTAATATCAAATTGTACGTTAACGACGTGCGTATCAAGATTGGCGGTAGCAGTCGATACGATATAAGTATCNGCGCCGATGGTCACTTGTTCCATAGGCTGTAGGACACTTTTGCCCTCAGCTGTGGCATGTTGCTGCTGATTGTCATTGGCAATCTCAATGCCTTTGACCATGATAGACACGCGGCCACCTAAGAACGGGGCTTTATCTGATTCAGTATCAATAACAAACTTAGTGGTTCTGTCAGCGGCAATCTCAGCGTTATAAGCGACGTGGGAGGTGACACTGAACGCGCCTGTTGCGCCTTTGTTCATCACAACGTTGTGACGGTTTTCAAGGTACGGCATACCTGATTTGTCACCATCCATCAAATCACCACGGCGCATCACGCCCATGTTCATGCCAGCAATCGCTTCGCCATAAACAATCGGCAATTCGTTTGAACCCATTGGGTTAGGGAGCATAGAGACAATCGGCAAGCTGTTAGAGATGCCATAAGCAATAACAACCTGTGTGGCTGCTGGCACGACTGAGGTTGATTCAACATGGCCTAGTGACAGACTATCGAAAGTAGGCTCAGCTTTGTCGTGCTTCTCAGCACCACCAAACGGCGCGGCTGCGGTCGTCAAGGCTTCGGCCACGACATAAGCGGACGGCATATCACCACTGTTGCGGCGTTGATATTCTTCAATACCATCGGCCAAACCATCAAAAACGGCTTGTTGTTCACCGGCCATAGAAGGGTGATTGATAATGCGTTGTAAGGATTCCGGTAATTCACTAACGCCGGCTTCGCGGCCATCTGCGTGACCGGCTAGCATAGAGTCAAACGCGGCAACCTGATTGCCAGCGCTTTTTTTCTCGTTTAAAAAACGCAAGAAACGGCGGGTGGCCTGTACTTCTTTGTGCGTGGCTTCTTGGTAGACTGCTGCTTGTTGCTTATCCATGGGATTAATCCTATGTGGTCGGGTTGGATAGGTGAGACGTACATAACTAATAGGATTAATCTTAATAGGCTTTGAGGTGGGCACTTTGGGGGTGTTCCAAACGCAAAAAAGCCACCGGTTAGGGTGGCTGATTGGTTTTGGCTGGCTTGTTGGGGTTTTAAGTTACGGCATCATTGGCATTTTTATTAATTCAGGCATCATGACTGGCTGACCTTGATAAATTATTATCTGGATTGTACACCAGGTAAGTTTTGATACTCTTGTTTGTTGCATTCTCCAAAGCATGACTAAGCAAAGCGGCATCTTCCTGAGTGAACTTTTCCGCATTCTCCAAGTTACGAATAGCCATATTCATAGTACGCTGGCAAGTATCATTGCGGTCAGCTACAAAGTTTTTATATACCATATTGATTTGATGCAAGGTCACATCGCTAAACGGCACTTGATCCTTAGTATATAGGCGCATAATGAACTACCGACCACCTATAGAGGTGGCGGTTTCTTAGGTAATACCCATACTTGATACGATATTCTGTATCAGCGGTTAGGCAAATTCACTAAGCTAACC